CGTTTGCGGTAACCGTTACCGAAGTTACAGCCGATGTCGCTCCCGGAAGGGCGGCCTCGCCGTCCCAGGCACCGTCCCCCCATCCACCGGAAGAAGAATTCCAGCCTTTAAAAACAACGGTGGCGTCAGACATTTAGGCGATCCGAATAATCGCCGTACTTGCGTCTGCCGTTGGGAACACAATGGTGAAAGCTCCCGAAGTGGACGACTTGTCGCTACCGAAATCCAACACAATGACGGACGGATTAGTCAACGCAATCGAAGTGGTATTCGGCGTAGTATTATAGATAAGAGCCCCGCGAGCGGTGATGGTCGCGCTAGAAAACGTCTCGTCCGCAAAATCCACAAACGCCGTAGTTCCCGAAGTGGTGGGGTCTACCGCGGTAAGTACCCCACCTCCGGCGGTATACCCCGTTCCACTGGTCTCGTTGGTAGTAGCATACGCGGTTGTAGCGGCGTTAAGCGTGGCCGACGACGTATACAAAGCAATTTTAAACGTGTCCCCCGAAGAGGCATCAAAATCGTGTGCGCCCAGCATCAGCTCTTTTTTGAACGAGGTGCACATAAAGTTCCCGCTAAAGGCCATATCAAAGTCTCCTAATTAGTTCGGCGAGGTCGGGATGACCAGCGTCCATGAGGGCGTTAAAAACAGTGGTTCGGTCGTTTTTTGCGGCCTCGCCCAAGTAAAAAGTAAGAAGTTTAACCATCCTTGTACGAAAAACGTGCGCTTGATCCCGAATTGCAGCGGGCGCGGTTTCCGACACGGATAAAATTTTATCGGCGCACCGTTCTGCGATTTCCTCCGGAGTAAATCCGCGGTTGTTTGTAGTGTGAACGGCAACGTCAAAAATAGACGCGGGATTAGCTTGCATCGGTTCTACATTCATTGTTTCGGCCTAATCAACATTCCGGTACGGTATTGATCCGTAACTTCTTTCGACTCACCAAACATTTTAAGTCCCGTAAGGGCTTCTGCAAAACGCTTCTCGTATTGAGCCATAAGGTCCGGCTCCCCCTTCATGTATAAATACGCTTCGATAAGGCTTCCATACAACAAGGTTAACTCCGCATTCTCACTGAGCCACGTAGTTCCGCTGCCAGCCCCTGCCGTAAGACTGGCGGGTCGGTAAAAATAATGCAATTCAGTCGTGGAATTTGCACTCGGTGTAGGACCAAGAATAAAGAAATTTATGTCAAAAACGGCATAATATCTAGGGTCTCCCGTTGTCGAAGCGTCGGGATTAAAAGTTTGCACATAGTCCACGTCTTTAAAGTCAAGAAACTCGTGATCCCCACCAGAGTCCACAAAAGACAATGAGAACGGCGCTAAAAAATCCGACGGAACGGCCAAATATTTGTTGGAGGCGGTCATAGTCCCGCTAACGTTTTTTCGAAACAAGCTGAGCTGAACGTTCTTTAATATTCGCTCCTCGGACAAACGAATAAACACCGGAAGATTGTTTACGAAAGACGTCTCGTCGTTTTCCGTGTAATCTTGAAGCGCTGTTTTTAGCTCGTCGTATGTAAAACTCATGGCGTGCTCACCGTGACTTGGCCGACTTGCCCAAAACCCGGACAAGGCCGCAGATTAGGGTCTTCGATCAAAGGTAGACCCACGTAAACGTCCAAAGGTTCCACTTTGTCCGGCCTAGCATCTTTTAAAGCCTCCGGGTCAGACACTTTACGGAACGGGCCTAGTTGAGGTTGTTTGGGCTCATACTGGTCCGGACCCACCAAAAGTCCGTTCCATTCTTTTTTCATAATTCGGTAAGGATAACGAAAACCCGAACGATCACAGATCGCCCAAGAGTCCTTTCCCGTTGCAAATTTAGCCATTAACGGCCCCCATAGTAACCATACTTAGGAGCAACGTTAAAGGAAGCTCTGTCTCGGTCTTCTTCTGCGGCGCGTTGAAACTCCTCTTCATAAACAGCTTTTAAAAGCTGAGCGCGGTCCGGGGCTCGTTTCAAAGACAGGTAGTAAGCCAAGCCTGCTGCCAAACATGGATAAAACCGGAACGGAATGTCCATGGTGTTTACAAACGTGTCGGCATCGTCCATTCGGGTCAACGCGTCGTAGTAAATAACATCAGTGCTGTTGTCGGGGATGGGCCAAATTTTGAGGTTTGGGTTGACTTGACGATCCACAAAAAATTGATTGGGCCGACCTTGGGTGGTTTTATTTGGAATGGTTAGGTAGTTGTCACGACTAAGACGGCCTAGCGAGTAATCCGTGCTGTCTCGGCGGACAACCACCGACAAAACGTCGATAACGTCTTCGCCTAAAGCGTATTCGCCATCACCCTGAATCATGGTTACAGAGCGTTGTTTGATGGTCCATTGATTAAGCCCGCGGTTGGCCCAATCCGCCAACAACAAATTTAACGAACGCTTTGCGGTCTTGAGGTCGTAACCGGTACGAACCTCAAAACCGCAACGTTCAAACGCCTCTTCGATATATTCCGAGACGTCTAACTCAAAATCTTTGCTGCCGGACGTGGCCATTTCTAAGCCCCTACAAAACCAATGCGAAAGGGTTGGCTATTTCTTCTTAACCATGCCGCCGCCGCGCATCTTCTTAACCATGCCGCCGCCGCGCATCTTCTTCGGCACAGGCTTCTTCTTAACCATGCCGCCGCCGCGCATCTTTTGCTCAGGCTTCTTCGGCTCCGGGCCTTCCGTGCGGTTAAAATTACCGCTCAGGGGCTTCTTCTTATTGGCCTTCTTAATCCGGGGACCCATATCAGAATCGGGCGCACCCCTAGTTGAGCCCTTAGCTCCCGCTCCTATGTTAACCCGCGAGCCTTCAGACCCGCTTACGGACCCGCCTCCATTAAAACGCCTAGGTTTCATAGCCATTTTCTAGTCTCCTGTGAAAACGGTCCCGCTTTTCATAGATTTCACGGGCGTTATATTGATCGTCGTATACGTTATAATAACCTTTTTTATCCAGCTTGTCTGCTGCCTGTTGTAACTTAGATAAGCGTTGAACAAAAATCATCGCATATTCTGTTGCTAGGCGTGGTTCAAAGTCCACGTCCTGCACAAATTCGCTTTCCTCGTCATGTGGATGAAAACCCATAACCCACATGTCCTTGTCTATGAACATGCCCTCAGAAATGACGTCGTTCATTTGATCGAGATAATCGTGAAAAACTTTGGGGTCTTCGTCAAATTTAAAGTCTACAATTATGGCGAGGTCAAACAAATCGTCAAACCGGGAAATCGCGCTGTATAGACATTGCTTGTTGTTTTCGTATTTAAACATGACAGAAACACTGTCGGATAGCCAAGCTTGTTGAGCGTAAGGGCACGGTGGAAGGTCATTAAAGTGAGGACTAGCTTTTGACAAAACATCGGAAGACCAATCTAGAAGCTCTTGATGCACCGCTTGTTCCGTATCCAAAGAAGGTGTCAAAAAATCTAAGGTCATGATTGCCTTACAGAGCCCTTCGTTACTTTGCGGCGATTGTTCATAATCGCCCCGCAACCCCGCGCAACAACGCCACCCTGTGCCATGTTTTTTACTTTTGCGCGTTTTGTGTTGGGAACAACTTTTTCCCCCCCTGCGCCTCCCTTTTTCTTTTTACGAGCTGTGGCGGCGCGCTCCGATTGAGTGAGGCTCTTCGCTTTGCTGCGGGGCAAGCACCGGTCAGGGTTCTTTTTGTTTTTAGACGTCCCACAGGCACCTTTGATTTTACCGTCCGTGCCTATTCTAACCCAATCTTGGTCGCGCCATTTTTTTAACTCACCCACTTTTTTTACCCTTCGCCTTTTTGGCGTAGTTGGGGTCCTTACAATATTTTGAGGCCGCCATATTCGCATACGCGGAAGGGTATGTGTCGAATGTACGCTCTGCCCAGGCTTTGCCTGCCGGGCATATCTTGCTTCCTTTGCTTTTTGAAGAAGATTTTTTAGACTTGCGCGAATAGGCCATTCCCTACTCCATACAACTTTACCAAGCTTTGCAGGACCAATACCTAGCGGAAAATTTGTCTTTCGCGGTATCACAAGAATGGCGAGCCCGGAAATTGCTTCGACGTTTGGGCTGATCTTTTTTGATGGACATCTTTGGGTCGCCAAAACGAACCAACTTGATCTCAGAGCCTTTTTTGGCAAGAACAGCGCTTTTTTTGTTTTTACCCGGTGTTCGTTTCGGCTTGTTAAAACCCGCGAATGTTTCGCCTCGGTATTTTATTCGTCCGGAGGGCGTCCGCGTAACGTTTTTTGTAGTGGCCATTAGAGTTTTACCTCCGTTTGTTTAAGGGAAAGGGCGCGCCTGTTATATTTTAGCCGCGCCCCAACCTTTAACCAGTTTAACCGAACTTTTTACGGAGATACATAATCACTGTATAAGTGTCGGCGGAAGTCGCGCCAATTGTGGTAAACAAAACGTCGCCGTTTTTACCGTCGCCCGCGTTGTTTGTAAGGCCCCCAAACACCGTATAATCATGAGAGCCGCTCTGGTTTTCACCCAGTTCAATACAGAACAAGTTTGTAGTGGCGTTCCACAGTATCTGTACTTTCATACCGATACACTGCCACCAAATTCGCTCAATGACGACGCCAGTACAGGCGTCGCCATCTGCGCTATTTTCCAGAGCAGACACGTCTACTTTTGCCACGGCGCTTTCGCCCGTGCCGTCCGAAAGGTTGGTAAACTTCATTACCGCATATTTCGGACCGTCTTCAATAATTTGAGACGCAACGGTATCTGCCATAACTCACTCCTTACGAGGCTACGTCATAGCCCAAGATGGTGATTACCAAACGTCCCGCGGTGTATGCAGCGTCTGTGGTAGAGCCTGCAACCAAATACAGGTACTGGTCGGCAACAATAGTACCGCCCGCCACACGCGTGCCAACGGCAGCATCACCTGCGTTGATAATGAGGGTTTCCGTTAGACCACTGATGGGGCTGTCCTCAACGCCAGTTGCTTCCGTGGCAGAGTAGAGGTCAATGTCGGGGTCGCCGCCCGCCGGAGCTTCAAAACACTCCATCGTAACGCCAAAGACAACACCCGAATTGGCCGTCGTAACCTGACCCAAGTATGCTACGCCCGCGCCGTTCTTGCCGATAATGTCACCGGCGGCGGTGGACTGAAGACCGGTAAGGTCTAGCATAATAGTGGTTTTAACGAGGTTTACGTTAGTGTCTACGTCGCTTTTAAAGCGCTCCACCTGCGTGATGTAAGTTTCCGCGGTGCCTTCAATACCTGCACCACCTTCGGCCTCCACGGCCATTTTGCTGCCGCTGGTGACCGTAATAGTACCGGTAGTCGCGTTTTTTGAAACTGTCTGGAAGCCGTTTTCAGAACGGACCGGACCGGAAAAAGTTGTCGAAGCCATATCTTCACCTCATGCACAAGGGTTTGCCTTGCAGTCTGTGCAACGTCAGGAGGGCGGAGACCTGTCTGCAAAGCTTTTTTGATGCCCACACGTAGCATTCTAACAAGAAAGTAAACAAAAAAGAAGGGGCCTCCCTTTTCAGGAAAGCCCCTTCTCGACGGCAGGAAAAACCTGTCGTTTTACGCAGCGCCGGGAGTACCGAATACGCAGCGCCAATCAGAAACACCGAAGCTGTAACGCTCACGCGCTTTGAAACGCATGTTACCGGTGTCGAAATCACCTTCCATCGCCGTCTTAATCGGAGAGCGATTGAAGTATTTGAAACCGTTTGGAGCGTCGGTCTTAATGAAGAATGCGTCCGTATCAACGAGGAAGTGATTAACTACCGCGCCGTCAGGAAGCATACCCATAGTCTTCATGGCATTAAGATCGTTGTCGGCAGTGCCAGAGCGAAGGTTCGAGTTGATAACCCGTTCCGCAATGAACTGAAGCTCTTTTGGAATAATGAGCTTCATGCCGCGAACAGCAATCTTCAGACCACGTTCGTCCGTCAGGCCCGCAACATCAATAAGCATCTGTTCCAGGGACGTCTCGTTAAGATCAGCCGCCGTGGAAAGAAGATTACGTTGATTGCCAGAAAGACTGGGGTGTGCCGTGGAGCAAAGCGCTGCGCCGTCACCAATTGCAGAAGCACCCGCCGTGAACGCATTGTTCAGAATGGCGGCCGCTTTAATCTGCTTGGTCTGAGCCATAGAACGGGCCAGAGCCTTGGTATAACGAGATGCAAGACGGTCATAAAGGTTGTCTTCGACAGCCTCTTCCGTGACCGAAAATGCCAGCGCAATGGTTTCATGCGTGTACCGAGCGGTATACGTTTCCTGAGCATCATCAAAAGTGATGGCGTTGCCTTCACTCTTAACGGGTGCCGTGGAGAAACCACCAAGCATTACTTCTTCTTCAAAGGCGCGGTCCGAAGACTCCTCCTCAAAGATTTCAGCGTGCTCGTTTTCGTAACGATCATATTCAAGCCCAAACAGCGCATTAAGGCCGGGCTCAAGTTCTTTCGCAAGTTGTGCGCGCGAAATAGCCATTTCTCAGCCCTCCTTAAATGCCGAGGGAATCTGCGGTGGTCTGAGAATCAAACCTCCGAGAACCCGCGTTGAAGTGAGCGTTTAGACGAACAATCAGTGGAATGCCCGCCGCCGCGTAATCGGAATTTGCAGCATCGTCCATGATACCAACAACCCGAAGCGGAAGCGTAGCCGTAACAGCCACTGAAGAGACACTAAGCGCGCTGTTAGACGAGCCCGTGTTTGTCGAACCCGTTCGTGCCGAAGTACCGAGCGAGGCGTTAGCAAACACCGTCGCAAGAGCCGTAGCACGGTCCGTAAGGGACGCATCAGACGCAACTTTGAAAAGCTGATCTGGGTTGTCGGCCACAAAGGCCTTAACCGGGTGGTTGGTATCAACACTAACCGAGCCGGAGCCGGGCCAGTAATTGATAAAGATTGGTTTCTTGGAAACCGAATCTACGTATTCCACACCCATAAGGACGCCAAGCGCTTGCGTAGTGCCGCCAGAAGTGGCACCAGCAAAATCAATAACACCCGCGGCCAGAGGCACACAGATACCGTATTGAAAGATTGCGTTGGTGTTGTTGGAAGCGATTTCATACTGAGTAACACCAGTAGAATTAACACCGCTGCCAACCATCCCGATAGGGCGAAGACCGTAGGCAGTGCTTTGATTTGCCATTGGTTTGCTTTCCTAAAGGGGCGGTCCTATCGTTTAGGGCCGCCGAAGGTTACACGAGACTGCCGATCAGCATTGCCGATCCGCATGGAGGAATGAGCGTTCTCGCGCATCATATCGTGGTCAACAGCATTCATTTGATCGCGGTTACGACTACCAAAGTAATCGGTACGTTCTTGAATGGTCTCTTCCGGAATCCGAGCGAGAAGCAAGCCGCCAACCCCGAACACACCTTCGTATTTTCCCGAATCAACTACCGGGGCTTCAAAGTCAGGGTGCTCATCTTTACGGACAAGTTCCCAACCTTCCCGGAGTTTAGAACTGACGTTTTTAGTATCATCAAAACCACGCGTTTCGGCGCGAATCCAACGATGCCTAAAACCGTCCGGTGCGGGCGGTGAATCGAGCATAGACGGTGGAGCCCACGGCTTACGCATAGCCGTCTTCTCCCGAGTTTTTTTTGCGCGAGGAGTGCGGTCCACGGACGAACCTACAGAAAATTCTTCTTGCTCGGCCATATTCTTAATCCTTCACGTATTTCGCGTATTCTTCTAACGGCACACCCAATTTTTTGGCTATCGCCACTTGGCTCGGGGTGAGTCGAACCTTTCTTCCAGTGCGCCCATTGGATGTTCGCGAAGCACCAGCAACCGTTTGGGCGGGCCGTCTGCTGGAGGTTTTTGCGCCGCCGCCAAATTTATCAGCGATACGACGATCTAGCTCAGTGTAATACTCTGAACCGCTTGGGTCAAATCCCTCATTTTCTACAAGGGATTTGTGTATTCCGAACGCGGCATAAGTCATTGCTTCGTCTTGACCAAACCACGAGTTCCTAAGCGCCCACTGTTCCGCTTTTGCGTCAGGCTTTTTTACGGCTGCCGCTTGCGGCTGTTGCTGCGGCTGCTGTTGCTGTTGATGTTGTTGCGCCGCAAAAGCTTGGTTTCGCGAGTTTTCTTGTTGAAGCTTCGCCTGTGCCGCGCGATCTGCTTGAATCGCCAAAGACGTAAGCTTTCTTTGGGAATCTACCGTACCGGCAGAATCACCCAACTCTATGGACCGAGCAAGTTGTTCTTCCACGCGCTCCATTTCAGACGTAACTCGGTTAGAGTATTCCGAAACATAGTTTGTGTCCAAAGCCTCCACTTGGCTTTTTAGCTGAGTAGCTTCACTCTGAACGGCGTGAGCGTAACGAACAGCTTCTTGTTCGCGACGTTCCGCTTCCCGCATTTTTTTGGTTAGGCGGTCAATTCTTTTTTGCGTAGCTGTTTCTGCGCGTTCGAAATTTTCAGAGGTTTCAGGGGTTTCTTCGGAAGAACGTGTTTCCACGTCCCCGTTTTCTACAACGTCAACCTCAGTTTCTTCGGCGTCGCCGATATCGAGTTCGACTGTATTAGTGTCTTGTGGCATACAAATAACCCTTATAAATGGTGGATGTCTTCGGGATCAAGAATTGAGGCCAAGATTTCATCATCATTAAGAATCCGAACCTCTCCGCCATCAATTTGAAACCGAGAGCCCGCATAACGAGCAAACATGACCCACTGTTTTTCTTGGCACCACGGCCCGTCTGGAAATTTATTTGAATCTCGGTAGGCCAAAGGCCCGACCTTCAAGACGTAACCAGCTTGAGTGGAGATTTGATTTTTTTCTTGAACCGAACCCGGAATAAAAATTCCTCCCGAGGTTTTTGCGGTTCCTTGGTAGGGAAGAATCAAAATTCTCCACCCCGTGGGGTTGGGCATTCGATCCAGTAAATTCTTCCCGATTTTATCAGGATTTAGGCGTGGATTCTCTACATAAGCGTCAGCAAGATTTGATTTTTTGGAAAATTTTAGCTTTTCCACGTCTTTCGAAACTTCTGTTAAATCCAGTTTTGTAGCTGTTTTAGTCATCATATCGCTCCTGTTTTTCTAGCAGGCCCTTGAGTTCCTGTTCCACATGAGTAAGGCATTCTAGGTTGCCCATAAGCTCACGATAGTGCTCCATAGATTTTAAATTACCCGCCGACATGTAGGCAATACAGCCTTCTCGACGGTCTTTTAAAATACGAAGCACCGCTTCTGTTACAGATATATCTATGGGATAACTCCTTTACTTTAGGTATACTACATCATATCTAACACAACTGTATAAGACTTGCTAGGAGGAAATGTGTTTTTATGGGTTATATCCTCTTTAAAACCCTTAACTAATCTCAAAATGCGGCCCGTCGAGGAAGGGGGTTCGCCCCTCAGAGCGCCTAAGGTCAACGTACGCGTTCATGGCCTCTTCCATGGTGCCGTCATGAAGGCGGATGTCTCTGACCTGCCACGCGCCGCCCCAGCGTATTGAAACACCTGTTTCTTCGGCGGCTTCTTTCATAGCATCGGCTAGTTGCTGATATGCAGGCATTTCCCAGCAAATTTTGCCGGACAAGTAAGCCACCAAGTCCGCGGCATCGCCCGTTAAATGCTTGGATCGCATTGTTTGGCTCATGCCTCGCGAAACTAGCTCTTTCTGTCGCTCAAGACTTCGTTTGCCCTCGGTAACACCAAAATCAATGGGGCTTAGTTCCAAAGCGCGCTTTACCGTGTCCGAAAGTTCCGGCTTAACGCCCAACAAACGTTCCCTAGAACGCGAAGAAAGTACCCAATTGTGGTTGCTCATCGACCCTGCCCTCTATATTTCTTCCAATTTTTTCTTTTGTGTTTGTTCTTAGGGAAAGAACGGAAACTTTGACCAATGCTGGTGACGTGTTTGATCTTCGGCGGAGGGGCCAAAGAACCAATTGTTGCTCTGGCAACCATTAGCTAACCACCTTGGTGTCAGTTTTCTTGACCTTGTCGAAGCTCCTCATGCCCCCAATTCCGAGCATTCCCAAGAGAAGTGGCATCATAACGCTCATATCGGCCTGTGGAATCGACACCCCAAAACCCGCAGCAATGGGGCTGACCAAAAAATTCACCGCCATGCCGGACACCGCCACATAGCCCGCCAAGGGTCGCCACGATGC